GTTGATCGCGCACCGGATGACGTGCGGGCCGATGAGAATCGCGTCGACCTCGTATTCCTGAAGCGGGTCCAGATCCTCCCAGCCGCGCACCTGCCACTGCATCAGCTTCCAGCCGGGCACGCCACCCCAGAACCAGAGCGCGTCGATCACGCCGGCAGGGCTCAGCCAGGTGTAGTACGTGAACTGCTCGAGGCGCTGGCGCTCGGCTTCGGTCCAGAGCCACGCTTCCAGGTGTCCGTTCGAGTACTGATCCAGCGCGGAGCGGATGGCGTCCTCACGGAAGTCTTCCAGCCCGATGCAGTCGAACAGGTCGCCGCGCTGGAACCGCAAACGCACGATCAGATCGCCCTTCTGGCAATCCTTCGCGTACGGCGCCGGGAACACGTCGAACGGTGAGCGGCACGTCCATCGCTGGATCGTGTTGTTCTTGACCCCCACCTTCCAGCCCGGCAGCCATTGCAGTTGCTGGCTGTGCCCGTAGACCGGCCCCTCGAGGATCGCCGTCGGGTACGTCACGAAGTCCTCGACGAACGCATCCATCGCCTCGTCCCAGCCGCCTTCGGCCATCGAGTCGCAGATGCGTTTCTTCATGCGCTCGGCGGAGCGGCGCGCGCGGCGCTCGTACTGCTCCTGCACCTCGTCGCGCATCTTCTCGCCGATCTCCACGGCCATGTCGCGGAACTCGTCGAGCGACAGCACGCCAGCGCCGGACTCCTGCATCTGCAGCATGGCGTCGCGCGCCTTGGTCGCCGCCTGGCGCACGATCGCGTTCTTGTACTCGATGGGCAGGTCCGGCATCGGGCTTGGCTCGATGTCGAAGGGCATGTCGCCGGGCGGGAAGATGACCTCGCGGACCCAGGCGCTTGCCGCGCGGCACTTGGTTTCGGTCAGGTCGACCCAGACGAAGTTCAGGCCGCCGCTTTGCGCCATCTGGTTCAGCTCGTCCTGGCTGAAGATCCCGCGGCGCGCGCGCAAGCAGCGCAGCAGATCGAGCGCGGCCTTCTCCTTGAACAGCTTGTTGCGCTGCCACGACCGCCGGATGTGGCCGGCAAGGGCGGGCATCTGCGCTTCGTCCAGGTCGAGCAGCAGCCGCTCCGGGTCGGTCGACTGCTGCTTGGCCTGCTCATGCTCGGCCAGCTGCCGGTTGCTGACTACGCGCACCAGCGGGCCCGCGCCGACCGATCGGTTCGCCTGACTGTCGTCCTGGTACATGCAGCGGCCCCTGCGCCGGAATTCGCGCGAGGATAGCAGTCACTGACTCGCGTGGGAATACGCCCTCAGCGCGACCAAACGACCCGTTTGCGCTGCCCACGGTCGACAGGGATCGCCTTGGCCGCGCGCTGAAGGGGGCGCTTGGCGACGGTTTCGCCGATGAACGTCAGCATGAGCGAGTCGGCGCGGTCCGGTGATCGGCCCAGGCGATCAGCCTTCTTCACGTCCTTCTTCGACTCGAGCTGGAACCGGGACTTGCCGTCGAACCCATACTTCAGCGCGCACAGTTCCTCGGCAAGATCATCGTCGTCCGGGATCGCAGCGGACTTCAGCCACTCCTTGCCCTTGGCCCACAACTCCATGCGGATGTTCGCGTACAGCGTGTCGTCGGCCGCCGGCAACGCGACGTTGACGGGCATCAGCGGGAAGCCAGGCACGCGCTTCAGCGCATCGACGCAGGACGCGCCGATGCCGATCGCATCGACGGCACAGAGGGTCATGTCCGCGTGCTGGCGCCAGATGTCGACCGCCTGCGCCGCCAGGTCCGGGCCGTCCAATCCCGAGAAGCGGCGTTGAAACAGCACCTTGGGGCCCTGACGCAGCGTGATCACGCTCAGGTCGTCGCCATCGCGCGCCGGATCGATGCCCATCGTCTTCGGCCACACCTGCCAGGCGCTCGGCGGCAGGTCGCGCCGGCGCGCGTCGAGCACCAGATCCTCGGGGATGAACGTGTTGATGCCCAGGCGCGGCGGCAGGCCCCGGACGCGGACGCGCACGAAATCGCTGTCCTCGCCGTACTCGTCGATCCATTCCTGGATCAGCCGCTTGTTCGAGAACCGGCTGGTCCGGCTGTCGATGGAGCGCGTTTTCCAGCGCGACTTGCTGCCGAAGCACTCGGCGAACGGACCGGTCGGCTGGGTGGGATTGCCGAACGCCAGCCAGATGATCTGCGTCTCGGCGTCCATCGTGGCGCCCTGGGCCGTCTCCCAGATGATGCGCTCGATCTCCGACGCCTCATCGAAGACGATCAGCGTGCGGCGGCGCTTGTTGTGCAGTCCAGCAAACGATGCCGGGTTGCTCTTACTCCACGGCACGGCGTCGATGCGCCAGACGGCGCTCATGCGCTCGTCGGCCGCCTTTAGGCTGGTCGCGTGCCAGACGAACAGCTCGCGGGCGATGAACATGCCGTGCCACTTGGCGACCTCGGCCCAGGTGATCGTCCGCAGCTGGGTTTCCGTCATGGCCGTCACTCGGCCGCGGGTCAGCTCGAACGTGGCGATCGCCCAGAGGATGACCCAAGCGACAAGCGCCGACTTGCCGACGCCGTGTCCACTGCGCACCGCTTGGAGAACGACTGCGCCCAGGTCGCCGCCGGCGCGAAGCTCGTCGCCGATGTCCGTCAGGACGCCGGTTTGCCAGTCGTCTGGGCCGGTTTCATGCTCGAGATCCGTCCCGGGCTCGCCCCACGGGAAAGCCCACAGCACGAAGCCGAGGGGATCGAACTCGAAGGCGGCGAGCTGCGCCAGCAGCTCGTCGAGGGGGTCTACGCCGTCTTGCCGTCCAGGCGAAGGGGCTTGGCCGCGTGCTTCTCCGGCCTTGCCACGGCCGCCGTTGCGGGGTACTCGGCCGCTTCCATCGTCGGATAGCCGCTGTCGTGGCATAGAGCTGCCTTCTGCGTCGCCGGCATGTCCATCACCACACGCATGCTGCGGCTGGCGCCGGTCATCGTCGCCGCTTGACGGGTCTGGCCGATGCCGGTCGCCAGGTTGCGGGCCTTGGATTGGCTCAGTCCCAGCGAGCCGGTCTTGCTTTGCTTGCGGCGGTCGGTCATGGCATCCCCAGAAACAACCCGGACGGCACGGGTCTCTACCTGAATGGCGCCCACCTGCAAGCCGTCGAGCGCCGCGGCGAAGTGTCTGGTAGCGCGGGGCGGAATCGAACCGCCGATGACCGGATTATGAGTCCGGCGCCTTGCCTCTTGGCTACCGCGCGTCAGGCCCGGACCTGGCGAGGGCGACTGCGCAGTTCCCATGCACCCTCGCCAGCCGTGGGCTGACGCAAGGTTATCCCGCTGACACCGCGTTGGTCAAGCCATTGCGCTTGGTGGCGCAGTCCAGCCGCAATCAGCATAGACAGTCCGCTTGCGAGCCCCTTGTCGATCTGCTGCGCCAAAGCCTTGGCAGCGTCCTCTTGAATGAGGTCCGAAACGTAGACGTTGGGGCCTTGCCGCAGCGCAATCGCGTTCAGGTCATAGCCTGCGCTCAGGTCATAGCCTATGTACAACGTCTGGCGCGGCACCCACAAACGCATCGCGTTCTCGACTTTGATGATGGCTGGCGCAGCAGCCGCTGCCAGGATCGAACCCAAGAAGCCGCGGCGATTCATAAGAACGCTCCTTTGTCGCGCCGCACGAGTTGCGCCGCCCGCGTCAAGGCTTTGGCTGCCGTCTGCAGTTCGGCCTCGAGCCGGCGCATGTAGGCGTCGATCAGGTTGCGGCGCTCGTAGAAGGCGGCTGCTTGTTCCGGCAGCGCGAACAGGTACGGCCGCGGGCCACGGATGCGCCCGCTCGGCCGCTCACCAACGCCGACGATCACGATCTCCTTGCTGTCCAGCAGGTCGTCCAGGCTGTTGCGCACCGCATGCTCGTCGGCGCCGATCGCCTGCATGATCTGCCAGTACACGAGCGGTCCGCATTCGCGCAACGCGGTCCGCACCGCCTCGTTTGTGCCGGCCCGTGTCCGCGTCAGCATGAAATCGATGCGCCCCACAAGATCCAGCCGCAGATCAACCCGAGACAGATGCCGGCCAACACCAGCGCGACGGCCAGCTGCACAGCGCCAACCATCATGTCGTTCACGGCCTGGGCAGGCTGTGGGCTATCGTCGTCGTCCGGCACGCGCATGATGTCCGTGAATGTACCGGAAGATTTCCGCCGTGACTGCATCCTGCGGGAACACTCGCCGATGAACGGGAGTGCGCAGGATCTGCTTGCTCAAGTGCCAGGCGTTGCACGCCGGGCACTGGTAGGCAGCCAGCGACACGTTGCGCTCGTTGGCCACGAGTTGCGCGCGGATCAGCGCGATGCGCTCAGACGCGAAGGCGTTCGTCTTGCGCTGGCAGTGCCACTGCTTCGACGTCTGCTCGACCATTGGTCAGACGACGCATTCCTCGAACCGAACACTGGTCACGTTGCCGCGACCGTCGCACGCGATCACGGCCAGGTACTCCGGGATCACCTGGCCGAGTTCTGTCGGCTGGAAGTGCCGCGATATCGCCCTCAACAGAAAGTCGCCGGTCATGTAGTCCTCGCGCGCGCCCACCACCGCAACGAGTTCGCGGAGCACGATGGCCGAGGCTTTGCCGAGCGCGGACCGATGCACCCGCACGACCCCATACCGACGCTCGGCCACTGCCTGGTCATCGGGATGCACGGCTTCGGCGAGCAACGGCGTACCGCAGATCCCCGCTTCCGGTTCGCTCATGTCATGCCCCCTTGTCGACCGACACCTGCCGCACGCGCTTGCGCGCCGCCGCCAGCCGCTCGGCCAGTTCCTCGGTGATGTTGACCTCGACTTCGGCGCCGATCAGCTTGTGGTACTGCGCCAGGACGCGCAGCGCCGGCGTGGGATCGCGCAGCTTGTACTTGCGGACGGCGGTCGGGGGCGCGCCGTCTTCGCCGAACGTCAGTTCGGTTTCGATGCCGCCGACGCAGAATGCCGCGTCGTCATCGAGCTTGTGCGGCAGCACGTGGCCGCCATCCTCGGTGAACAGCTTGCGCACGTCCGACCGCGCCAGCCGGGCCAGTCGCGCCAGCACTTCGTCGCCCGACATCTGCACCCGCTTCCACCGCTCAGCCTGCTCTTCGCTGATAAGTGCTTGAATCTTCGGGTTTCTCAGAAGCACGTACGCCTGCTGCGCCGCAGCCTTCGGGCTGTACCCGGCCGCCTTCGCTGCCTGGGTGCCGTTGCCGCTCACCGCGTACTCGACCGCGAAGGTGATCCAGCGCGGAGGGATTTTCTCCCGTGTTTTCGCGGTGTTGCGTGGCATGGCGGTGCTCCGGTTGCCGTTGACGTGCGCGCTTACTGTAATGGCCGGATGATCGGTTGGTCAACCGCAATCGCAGTTCTCAATCCATTTCTGGCGCTGGGAATCGAGCAATCAAGCGCCGTCCGCAGATCCTGCACTTGTAGGCGCCGCAGCAGCATCCACGGGCACCGCAGCCAACTAAGGCGTCTTCCTTTTCCGTCGTGTCCACCTTGTCAGCGTAGCCGCCGCACGGGCACGCAACGGCGGCCGCATGGCGCGGCCATTCCTCATCGAGCACGGTGAATGAGTCCACGAGGTCGAGCATCGCCCTCATCCTCCGGCTTTTCGCATCCAGTTCCACGCGGCCCCCTCAACGCTGCGACAGTTCGCGCGCCATCGCCCATTCCCGAACGATGCGCAAAGCACCCCCGCGCAACCGCCGAGGATCGCCGCCTACCGGCAACAGCAGCGCCGCTGCTTTGCGCTCAAGAATTGCCCCCCGGACCGCGCAGGCCATGCGTGTCGGCAGGTGCGGCGTTCCGAACAGAGTACCCATAGCCCCTCCGTGCGCGGCGATGCCAGTGCCTGACGGCTCGCCGATGGTGAGCGGCGCGCAGGACCGCGCGCCGCAAGGTTGCGGTGGTCAGGGGCGCCCGGTCCAGGCGCCAGCGCCAGAACAGCAGGCAGGCGACATGCCAGCCGAACGGCACCACCGAAAACTCCGTCGCCAGCCGAGCGGACAAGCTGTCGCGGCGCCTCATTGGATCGCCTGCGGCGTCCCTGCGGCGCGCTTGTCGTTCCAGTCGGAAATGCACCGCTGAACGGCAGCCGCCACGCTGGCCCAGTTGGTGCGCTCGACCAGATCCGGGCGCCCGCGCTTCGTGCATTCTTCGAGGATCGCCGCGGCGTAGTCCTTGCACAGCTTGGGATCGAGCAGCTGGCCCGTCTGCAGTTGGGACTGCACGACGAACCGCAGGCCGCGCGGGAACGCGCAGCCGATGGCGAACACGTTCGGGTTGCCTGGGTGCTCCATGCGTACGAACGTC